CAGGGAAGGCTGGGTCGCGATCGAGACGGTCATTGACGAGAGCGTCGTGCGTACCATCATCCCGGCGCTTAAAGAGGCCGGCGCGCCAAGTCGCCACGTGCATTGTAGTTTGTCCGTGTTCTTCATGGCATTTGCGATCTCTTTTATTAGCGTGTTATATCTCAGGTCTTTATGACCGCCTTTCGTTAGGGGTTATTAATATCCGCTTGAAAGCATATCAAAGTTGTCTGAAGCAACCGCCTTGTTGACCGCTTCTCTTTGTGCCTTGCGCCGTAGCGCTTTAGCCTGTATCTGTGCTGCTCGTTCTCTACGCCTTGCCTGCCATGCCTCTGCCTGTGTCATCTTTTCCCCTCCCTCGGTTTAGCGGTTGCCCGTGTGTCATGTCTATCGGTTGTCCCTCATCTCTTAATGCTAGTATAGCATGGTATCATATCTTGTCAAGTATTATTTTGCTAGTATAGCATATTATTTTACCGTCGAGAATCACCTATAATAGATATATAATCCTTTAATTTATAATAAAACTTTTATACTAACCGCCTACACCGCCTCACTCCATGCGGTTTTGGCATTGTAGCCAGCTCTTTTTATACCCCTCTTTTCTCCCCTTTTATATATACCCTCTTTTTTTTACTACTTTAAAGAGAAAGAAGAGGAGTATAGCGGTGTAATGCGGTGTATATATAGAGGTAGGCACTAGCACGTTGGTCTATGGCGGTGTACAATGCCATTATAATACGATATATATTACACCATTTCGGCAGTAGATATGTCTTGCAAGTGGTGGACGTACTCCACGTTTACCCTTGTATTATATTCAAGTATCATCTATGTGTGTGTAGTTAACATAACCTTTATTATAATGCAGTTAATGCTATTCTATTGATGATATGTCATATGTTAGCACACTAGGGTATTGAGTGCTCTTGTGTATGTGTGTCCACGCACATAGCAACCACTACCACCCCCACCCACCGGGTCAATATCCATATATATCAACTCACCCATGTACTAATTTTTTATACTTTCAAAACCGACTTTCCTGCGCTACAAAATTTTTTAGATCAGGGTTATGGAAATAGAATGTTGCAGAAAGTATTTTCGCGTCGTTCGGGTTTTAAAAAACCTTACAAAATATTTTAATATTTTCTTGACACGGTTATATAGTTGCATACCATAGGTAGTAGGAGACAACGATGGATGACACCAGTGCATCGAGCGACCTGACGACCGCAGTTACAGCACCGACGGAGAACCAGGCCACACCCACCGCACCACCGACGACAGTCGAGACACAAGCCACACCAGGCAATCCACTCACCATAAAAACCGCGACGAATATTGTGTCGAAGATAACGAATTCTCCGACGACGCCGGAGGAATACTGTGTGTCTGCGGGTATTGACTTGGTGGAGATATATAAGGAACTGTTGAGGTTAGCGACTTGTTCGATGGTGACGGTTAAGGACAGGGACGGGGATTTAATTGAGTTAGGGCCGGACAATAAGACGAGGCTTCCGGCGATAGGGTTGATACTGGAGTTGAACAAGCACATTAAGGACAAGAGTGTGGCGACGCAGGTGGCGATATTTAACGACCCGGAGATAATGCGGAGGGCTGAGGCGATAGTCGCGCAACGTGGTGGTGAGCGTGGCTAGACGAGAAGTCACTCCATTAGATGCTGAGTTGATGATTGTGACGAAGAAAGCGCCGTATGCGTTCGCATCGTTTTTTTTACAGCATCTACTTTTGGTTTTCTCGCCGAAATTTCATCAGGAAATATACGAATTGCTTTTGGGATGTCGAAGGTTGGTGTTAGCATCGCCCAGGGGGTATGCCAAGTCCACGTTGGTGTCGGTGATATACCCGATGTGGTTAGCGTTGTGGGGCGGGGCGAAGGATATATGTATCATATCGGCGTCGGAGACGCTGGCGGTGGACTGGTTGAGGAAGATCAAGAGGGAATTGACGGAGAATGGGTTGATTAGGGAATATTTTGGCGATCAGCAGTCGGATAAGTGGTCGGAGAACCATATTATTTTACGGAATGGGGTGAATATAAGGGCGAGGGGAGCGGGTGGGCAGATACGGGGGTTCAGGCCGGACGTTATTATATGTGATGACTTGGAAACTGATGACGGAGTGCGTAGTGAGGAGCAGAGGAAGCTGTTAAAGGACTGGTTATTTAAGGCGTGTTTGAATACGCTGACTCCCGACGGACAATTTTTGATAATTGGGACGGTGTTACATCCGCTGTCGTTGCTATCGGACTTACTGACGTCGGATATTGGATGGACGCGAAAGAAGTACATGGCGTATCACGACGGGGTGCAGGAGGATGGGCATGAGTTGTGGGCGGAGTTATGGCCTCATGTGAAGATACAGGCGAGGAAACGGGAGATTGGGTCGTTTCGGTTCGCGTCGGAGTTTATGAACTCACCGATTAATGATGAGACGGCTCCGATTAAGGACAGCCAGATACGGATTTGGGACACATTGCCGAAGCAATATAACGCGGTGATTGCGGTTGACCCGGCGTATTCAGAGGATGACACGGCGGATTATAAATGCGCGGTGTTGGTGTTGTGCGATCAGTACGCGAATAGATATTTGGCGCATTATATCAGGATGCACGGGAAAATCGGGGAATTCCAGGACGCGATTATTAATCTGTGGCGTAGCCATCGTGGAGAGGTAACGGCGATTGGCATACCGAACAGTGGAGTGGAGAAGGCATTTTTTGACTCATTTTTACGGAAATGTGGAGACTTAAAGGTTTATCCTCCGGTGATGGAGCTAAAGAATTCGTTCACGCAGTCGGGGACGGGGGTAAGCATACGGAATAAGACGGCGCGGATTATTGCGGCGTTACAGCCATTATTTGAGCAGGGGAAATATTATATTGGTCAGTCGATGGACGAGGCGCGAGACGAGTTAATGTCGATTGGGTTCAGCAAGCACGATGATCTGGTTGATTGTCTGGCGTATGCCGAGAATCTGATGCAACCGTATTATGGCGGTAACATGGTGGATGGTGAGGGGAATAATGCGATGATGGAAGTTACCGCAGGCATGGCGAGTGATTATGGATATGATGGGGCAGTTGAACGTGAGAGTAGATATGGATGACATAACGAAGAAATTATATAACGCACTACATTGTACCTATGTCCATAATAATGTAATTTTGAAAAAAGGTGTTTTAGGGCTTCTGGACAGAAAAATGGCTCTTGAGGCATTGAAAATGGCTAATCCAGATTTTGTTGATATTTATAGAAATGACGATGTATTTCATAATGGGGTTGATGATGGCAAAAACTAAAAAGCCTCCGATGGTCGCGGCGAATTCCGATAATGCCTTTATTGATACGATAAAGAAATGGCAACAGTCGGCACAGAGCAACACCGCTCGGTGGGAATTACAGCAGTTAAAGTGGCACAAGATGAGGATGAGGATTAAGAAGGTCAAGAATTTCCCATTCGTCGGCTGTGCCAACTTCAGAATGCCGACGTTGGAGACGAAGATTAGGAAGTTAAAGGCATCGTTGGTCAACGTCATATTTGGTATCCGCCCAGTCGTACAGGTCATTCCTACTCCGTCGGGAAACTTCGAGAATGCAATGAAGGTCGAGAAGTTTCTTGACCATTTGATTTGCGACGTTACGAATCTCAAACAGAAGATAATTATTTCGATAGACCAGGCTCTTGAGAAGGGCTGGTGCATCATTAAGCCTTACTGGGCTTATGAGGAGATAACCAGGATTGAGGAGTTGAATTTAGAGGATTTTTCGATTGAGGAGTTGCAGAAGATTTACTCCATTAATACCCAGACCGAAGATTTGGTTCAGATGTTGATTGAGCATTTAGGGGTTGACGTTAGTGATAACGTGAAGAACGTCAACATGACGGAACTGCGCCGGGTGGCGGAAGAAATTCATAAAGGGACAACGGCGATAAAGGTCAACTTACAGGACGTAACAAAAAACCACCCGGACGCAGATACCTGTATGGACGAGAGGGTCTATGTTGGTACGGACTCAGGATACGATCCGCAGAACTGTCAGTGGATAATCCATGAGTTTTTCATGCCGTTAGATACGGTGAAGAAGAATGCGGAGATAAAGGGTTGGGATACGTCTGCCGTTACCGAAGTCTGGGCGATGAAGCAGGTGAACCTAAATCAGAAGAATATTCAGATTGTGAAGGATTCTCGTGAAGGAATCATGCGGTTGCAGACGCCGGATGAGTTGGTAAAGATTTGGGAGGTTTATTGTTGGTACGACATTAATAACGATGGGGTGAAGGAGAAATGTGCGGTCACGGTAGCGGCGGATTTCTATAAAATAATGCGGAAGTCTACGTTACCGTTTGATAGTGCTAAGTGGCCTTTTGTAAAACTGTTCTATGAACTGACCGACGACAGGTGGTTCTCTCATCGTGGTATTCCTGAGATGATTGAGGACATCGTTAAGGAAATTGACATTCAGCATATGCAGAAGGTCGATAACCAGACGATACGGAACTCGCCGATGTTTCTGTACCGCGCTGGCATGGTGAATAATAAGGTCGTGCAGTTCGTGTTTGGGCAGGGGCTTCCTGTGAATGGGATGACGCCGTTACAGGACGTTCTGCAACCTGTGAATAATGCTAACCAGAGCGTTGAGTTCTCTTATGAACGGGAACAGATGCTTCTTGAGTCGAAGATTGAGGAGTTGATTGGTCAGGTGGACTTTACTTTACAGTCCATGATTAATAAACGTCAGCCGAGGACACTGGGTGAAGTCCAGTTGCAAGTTCAAAACCAACAGGCGGTGTTTTCTTTGGATGCCGCTTTATTCATAACCCAAATTGAGGAACTTTTCAACTGGATTTGGGATTTATGGTGTCAATATGGAGACGATGAATATGAGTTCGCATACTTCGGAAAAGAAGGTTGGGAGAAAATCCGGCTCAGCCGGGAAGAAGTCCAAGGAAAATATAAGATTACGGTTCGAGGAAACGACCAGAACACTAACCCACAGGTCAGATTACAGAAGGCGCAAGCTGTCTTGGCGGGAATGGAGAATCCTTTACTCGCTCAGATGGGTGTTATTACGCCTATTAATGTGGCTAATGCCCTGAAACTGATTTATCAGGAACTAGACATCGCCAACTGGCAGGAACTCGTTACCTTTCCGCAACCTAGACCGCAAATTCCGCCACCCCCTCCACCCGTAAAGATGGGCATGGACGATCTAACTCCGCAAGAACAGGCCCAGGTCAAGGCGAAGTATGGTATCCAACCAGACGTTCAGGGCATGGCCTTAAAACATCAGGAAGAACTTGGTGGCGTGGGACACGACCACGAACACGCTTTGGCACAGGCTAGACAGAAGCATGGACACGAAATGCAGAAGATGATTGAACAGCATAACCATGAGAAGGATTTGGCGTTGCTATCAACGATTGGTGGACAGGGAATTGGTGGAGAGGAGCCGTTAGGTGCCGGAGAATAATTTTTATTACGAGACCCCACATGGGACCGAAGGTGAACTTACCGAGGATGTCATTATCCAACGGATTGCGGAATGCAATATTGTCGTTGGAGAATTATCCAAGAGTCAAGTCTGGGCTATAGTTCTCATGGACGCCAAGAAGATGATTAAGCAGTTGGATGACAGTTGGCAGGATTTCCCAACAGATGCCAAGCAGTTAAGCGAGGCGAGAGTTTTAAAGATGGCCTCTAAACACATTTTTGACCTGCCGATGAAATATGCGCAGGAGTTGGATATGTTACAGACTGAACTGGCGAAAAGACAGAAGTCAGATGAAATAGTACAAAAGGATGCGGATAATGAATAAGCCAACTCAATCCGAAATGGAGTTAAATATGATGACAGGCAAGGGGCAGTTGGGAATTCAGAGAATCCCCTCTGGGGCGATACCGAAACAGTCTCCGCATGGCGGAGAGACTCGGACTGGAAATGGCAAGAGCAATTTTGATGTTAAGAAAAAAATGACCAAGGTAATGAAGCACGTTATGAAAGGATGCTGATATGGGTAAAGAGAATGGCGGGGGAACAATTAACATCGGAGATAACGCAAGTATTGGAATGCCGGAACAGGAATCTTCTCCATCGGTTCCGTTCTCGACTGGGAATGAGATGCGTCGTGGCAAACAGCCACAGATTTTTAATAATAACGGTGGGGATAGCAAGGCCGATGGCGGTGGGACGATAAACAAAAATGGGGAGTACGGTAGCGTAACCTACGGTTTTTAGTATGAAAAAATGGCATTGTGCTAAAGACGGAGATTGTTGTGAACTTTTCTCTTTATATACTTTAGGGTATCAATGCACGATGCTCAAGGACGACAGGAAGTGCAAATGTTACAAGACTCGTCCAAAGCATTGTCGGGTGGACACAATAAATCTTTGTGGTCTTGACAGGGATGAATATTTGAATGCCCGTTGCGGATTAGTACACGCTTTAAAGAAATGGCATGATGAGTTTGGCGAGAACAGTTCGACAAAATTTATTCTGGATGGGATAGCCAATAGAATGGCGAAAGCGGGGATTGAATAATGAAATACGCCTTTAATGACGAAGCGGTTAAACGGATAGCGGCGGTGGCTTTCCATACAGGAAAGAAAAGCCTGACGAACCATCACGGGCATATTTCTGCGATTTTTCATAAGGTTGCTCATCCTGATACGCAAGCAAGTCTTTTGGGGGCGCATGCTACGGACGCAATGCAACATAAATTTTCGGATAAAGATGAGGAGAATGTTTTTAAAACGTATTTGGCAAAAACAGCCGCGATTAATCGGGGGACACTAGACCCCGTACCCGAACCACAACCCGCGTCCAAGGGTAAGAGGACAAAACAAGGAGCAACAAATGTCTGAAAAAAAGGTCGTGAATTTAGCGGTGGAGCCGACGCCACCCGTAATGTCAACACCACAGGTCGTAGAACCACAGGTTGTCGAACCTCAACCAGTCGCTCCTGCGACAGAAACACCAGTAACACCCATTCCGGTCGAACCAGCACCAACTCCAGCCGTCCTGCCGGCTCAAGCAGATGTAGACGAGTTTGGTGTTCCTTGGAAAAATCGGGCTATGGAGTGGAAGCGAAAGTCTGAGGAAGTCATTGATAGGCTTCCACAGATGATTGAGGAGAAGTTACAAAAGGTCTCGCAACCTCAAACACCAGTGTACTCTTTTGAACAGCTTGAGGCGTACAAACTGCAAAATGCGACTGATCCGAATGCCGTAGCATGGGCAACCGGGGAACAACGCAAGATGCAGACGGCAGAAAATAAACGGCTTTTTGAAGAAGTCGTTGGGGCAAGGGAGAGGACTAGAACCGAGGAAACGCTTAAAGAAAAATCTCTCAAGTATGTGCAGAAGGAATATCCAGAGGCGTTCAAGAAAGACGCTAGTGGGAATCCGGTTGCATGGGATGAATCTCATCCAATTACTCAAGGGATTTTCAATTTAATGCGTAACCCCATGATGGCTTCCAATCCCGAAGGTCTTTCGGCGGCGGCTGATATTGCATATGGTCGATTCGCCAAGACCCAAACCCCGGCACTTCAACAGCAGGTCGTTCAGGCTAAAGCCGACATTAAGCAAGCTCAAAAGGCGAGTTTAACTGAAGGTGGTGGTCGTAAAGCACCTATTACCGCGACACCCCAACAGACGGCGATTGCGCGAGCGAGAGAAACAGGGACATTAAAAGATGCCGAGTCCGCTATGGGCGCAGTCCTACGGGCTAAAGGCATACTTACCGACTAGGAGTTACAATGACGAACTTACCAGTCGAGGCAGTATCCTATGATGACCAGGCAATACGGGAAGATTTGCTTGCGATTCTACAGAATATTTCCCCGACGGAAACCCAGTTAATCAGTGGTCTTGGAACTTCTCAAGCCACCAACATCTACCATCAAACATTGGTAGATACGTTAAACGCCGTGAAAGCCAACGCACAAATCGAAGGTGCGGCGGCTACGTTCATGGCTCTTACTAACCCGGCTCGCGTGTCCAACACCTGCCAGATTTTCTCGCAGGGGTTCCGCGTGTCCGACACGGAACGCTCAGTCAATCAGGCCGCGTTCAATGATCGTTTCCAGTATGAAGCGACAAAAGCCATGAAGCTCATCAAGAACGACATGGAATATGCCGCAATGCGTGGAACGCTTATTAGCGGTTCTGGTACTGCCGCTCGTCAAATGAGAGGTGTCAAGAACTCCCTCTCACTCATCACCAACCAGTCAGCGACTTCATTGTCTGAAAAGATTCTGAATGACCTGTTCCAGTTGGTATGGGACAACACCGGAGTTCAGGTCAATGCGGTTTACGGGGATATGTACATGAAGCGCAAAATCTCCGGGTTCACCGCAGGGGCCACGAAATACTTCACTCAAGATGACCGCCGTTTGATTAACGCCATTGACGTTTATCAAGCAGACGCGGCTTCTATGGTGAAGCTGTTCCCACACCGCTATGTTTCCATCAGCGGAACGGACACTAACCATGCGCTTGTGGGTATCAATGAGGACTTTTTCAAGATTGCATATTTGAGAAAGCCTGTTGTTGAGACACTGGCGAAGGTTGGCGATTCAACCGATGGCAGAGTTGTCGTCGAGGCAACGCTGGAGAGCCAGCACTATAACGCAGGGTTCTGGGCAGAGGATTACCTGTAACCAAATGGGGAGGGGGACATCCTCCTCCCCCTTATTTTATGGCATCTAAACTTTCAAATAATAAAGAAGAATTAATACGAGGGTTCATAAACCTATGGTTGAGAGATGCACAGAGATATTGTGCAAATTGCGGAGATCAGTATGTGGAACCGCCAGAGGGGTGTGAAGCTATTCGTTGTTGTGAAAAGCCTTGTATTGGAACGAACTATCAAATTTTAGGGACATTCTTTCAAGAGAACAAAATTATCAGAGAGACAAGGGCTAACAGATTCGCTTCGGATAAAGCCAAAAATTTCAGATGGAAGCTAAGTTTTCCACCGAGATTGATGGAAGCCATAAATGATTATTGTGTCAATCAATTGAAAGAACCGTTCTTACGAGACGACGGTGAGGCAAATGACTTTGCGAATAAGTTTCCACAGTTCAAAACGTGCGAGGTGATATGAGGCTTTCGCTTGGGCTTATAATGAAAGACGAACTCGACCAGTTTCGTCGGATATTGGCGACGTATCTGCCAATCTTCGACGAGGTTGTTATTGCGGTTGATGAGAAGGTCGATGAGTTCCAAGCGATAGCTGATGAATGTAAATTTGGCTTCATTGGCAAGGACATTAAAATTCTGCCTTTTAAATGGGTCAATGATTTCGCTATAAAGAGGCAATTCGTCCACGAAAATATTACCGGAGATTATTATGTACGCCTTGATAGCGATGATTCTATCGACGTTGGTTGTGTACGCAATATTCAAGCAATAGCTGAGAAGGCGTTGGATAACGACATTTCAGTAGTCTATGGGTATTACAACTACTCGCGGGACGAGTGGGGCAACGTCAACGCCGGACATTGGCGGGAAGTCATTATAAAGAACAGTGATAATTTATATTGGAACAAAAAGATACACGAGAACATCCTTCCTAAGAGCATTGCCAAGCACAAGATTGAGTTGAATGACAGTCTGGTTATCAACCATCTTACCGACGATGAACACATTCAGAAGTCAATCTTACGCAACATCAAGTATTTGTTGGACGAATATAATCAGGACAGAGAAAATCCTGATCCTCGTACTGTAGCTTATCTTGGCAGGATGCTTCATGGCATAGAGCAATGGGACAAGGCTATCTTTTTCCTTGAGAAGCATATTGCCATGTCGGGTTGGGATGAGGACAGGTATATGTCATGGTGTCAGTTGTCCGATGCCTACCGGAGAAAAGGGAATATTCAACAGGCTTTAGGAGCGGCGTTTGAGGCGTTATCTGAACGCCCGGACTATCCTGACGCTTATTTAAAGCTCCATGACATCTACTTCGACCAAGAGAATTGGATAAAGGCTGAGGAATGGGGTCGGCAAGGGTTGATAAAGCCTGTTCCGAAGAACTTTATGATGACCGACCCATCATCCTACGGATGGCGTCCGGTTCTAAGTCTTGCGTTTACCTTATTCAAGCTCGGAAAATTTGATGAAGCCTTAAAGCTGTTCAATATTGCCAAGAAGGACGTTCCGGGTCTTGAATTTGTAAAACAGCATGAGGGGATGTTTAATAAAGCCGTCGAACACCGGAAGTTCATGGAGAGTTATCTTGCTGTCCTGAATTACCTGAAAGATAAGAAAGAGGATGAGAAGATACCTGATTTGCTTAAAGCCGCTCCGAAAGAGTTTAATGAGAACGAAATGATAATCAAGTTAAGACATCATTTTAACGGCCCGCAGGAATGGGCTGATAATTCAGTTTGTATTTTCGCCATGAATACGTTGTCCGACTGGTCGCCAAAATCAGTTGATGGTGGAATTGGCGGGTCAGAAGAAGCTGTTATTCATCTGTCTAGGGAACTGGCGGCTTTAGGATGGGACGTAACGGTTTTTAATAACTGTGGTGAGGACGCAGGGGTCTATGACGGAGTGAAATACCGCAACGTCATCGAGTTCAACCCGCAGGACAGATATAACATTCTGGTAAGTTGGAGAGGGAACATTTTTGAGAACGGTATCAAAGCTAAGAAGCGCATTGTATGGTTTCACGACATACCGAATATTGATTTCTCTGACGACAATATTAAACTAGTTGACCATTTTGTTGTGTTGAGCAAGTACCATGCGTCGTTGTTGCCGAAGAATGTTCCCGTCAATAAAGTGTTCGTGTCCACAAACGGGATTAATGCGAAAGATTTTAATGGATTAGGACATATTAAGCGTGACCCTAGACGAGCGATGTTTGCTAGTTCATATAATCGTGGCCTCGAACAGTTGTTGTTGATGTGGCCTGATGTTCGGAAGGAAATTGGCGACGCCCAACTTCATATTTATTATGGTTGGGACACCTATGACTCTTTCATAAAACAAGGCTTTATGAAAGAGAACGGATTTAAGGCGAAGATGCTTGATTTAATGAATCAACCGGGAGTAATAGATCATGGCAGGGTCGGGCATAAAGAGTTACTTCAGGAATATGCGAAGGCTTCTATATTGGCATATCCTTGCACATACGCGGGGGAAATTAACTGTATCGCTCTTACCAAAGCAATCGCCTGTGGATGTGTCGCCGTAACGAATGATAAATATGTCATGGGCGAACGTAATCCGCATGTTGTAGTTAAGGACGAAGGCTTCCAGAAAGCCTTGATTGACACTTTAAAGAACCCACCGATGGTGCATGACACGAAATATTATATTGCTGAGAATTCTTGGCGTGTCGTGGCAAGGGCATGGGCTAGGAATCTTTTTAAGTTCGACGCTCCCGTTGTGCTGTCTGAGAGACTTAATTGGATTAGAAGCAATGTCGATAAATCCTTACGGATTATCGATATTGGTTGTAATAAAGGGCATCTGTTTACTGGATGGGATCGTTCAAACATACACTCTGTCGATATTGACAAATACGACCTCCCTAACTTCACGCAAGCAGATGCCACGAAACCACTTCCTTTTAAAGACAAGGAATTTGATATAGCAGTTCTAGCCGAAATCACTGAGCATACGGATGACCCGGTTTCGGTGATGAGAGAAGTAATGCGGATTTCCAAGAAATTGATTATTACCGTTCCTTGGGAACACAAATGGACTTCTGAACTAAATCCTTTTCATGGGGTTGACAAAATCGAGGAAAAGATAAAGCAGGAACACGTTAATAATCGTCTTGAATTGGCGAGAATGGCGAACCCGGAAGTGAAAGAGTTTTATTCAGCCGACAACTATGAACATCTTTACCACAAGCAATTTTATACTCCTGAGTTGATGAAAGAGCATTTGAGTAAAGCTGACATCGTGGATTATAAGCTCTATGAGATTAGGCATGATAATTGGGCGTGGATAGGGGTTATATGCGGCTGTTGACAATTCTTCCGACAAGAAGCCGTCCTGAAAGGATTAAGGAGACTCTTAATTCTTATAAGGAGACATCATCGAAGGGAACAGACTTATTGATTTGCATGGATAAATGCGATCCAGAACTTGGGAAGTATAAACTTGATGGCTACCGAGTTGAAGTAAATGACCGTATGCCGATAGATAAAATCTATAGCGATGCCATTAGGACCAACTCTAAATATGATTATTTTTTCTTACTCAATGATGACATGGTGTTCAGGACAAAAGATTGGGGAAAGATATTAGTCAATGAGATTATCAAGAAAGGTAATGGTTGGGGCGTTGCCTTTGGTGATGACATGATTCATAGTGGAAAGCTAATGCGACCAACCGTTGCGGTTGTTTCCGGGAACATTCTTGGGGTTCTTGGTTTTATTATGCCACCAGGATTTGCCCTGTGTGGAGACTGGTATTTAGGAGATTTGTGTGCTGGCGCGGGATGTTTGTTCTATCGCCCAGATGTTGTTATTGAGCATAAGCATGTTTTGGTTCAAAAAGCTGAACTTGACGAAACATATAGAAGCACGTTCAATGGAGAGAACAAAGTAACGGTTCAGGTCAGACAAGATATTGCGTACAAGAAGTATCAGGTAGAACAATTGCCGAAGGATATACAGAAACTAAAGGATGCAATGTGCGTATTGGCGTAATTATTAGAGCGTATGGTTTAACGGACTTTCTAAAACCTTGCATTAGGCAATATGCTTGGACAGACCATATTCTTGTTATGAACTATCGTTTTAAGAACGTCGCTGAACGCCGGGATGATACAAAGAAGATTTGCGAGGAATTGGCACTTCCTAATTTATCGGTGAACGAAGGAGCCGGATTGGAAATGCACGAAGTCTTGAATATGGGGTTAAAACAGCTATCTGACTACGATTTTGTTTTTGTTGTTGATAGTGATGAGTTTATTACACAGGCAGACCAGAAGGAGATCGTGGACAGGCTTTCAAAGAACGAAGGAGCGGATTGCGCTCAGATTGCTATGTACGATTATTCAAAGGATTTTGACCACATCTTTCCGGTAAGGACACATAAACCACCGACGTTATGTAGACCGAAGAAGATGAGTTTTTATGAGGCTAGGAATTTACAGGGTCGTGGGGTAATTTATGCTGATATTTTTCTTCACCATTTAGGGTATTTATTCAAGCGTGAGGATATGGACTGGAAATATAACTGGGAACGTCCGGTTGACAAGTGGGCGTTAGAAATTGAGGCACAGAGGGACATGGAAGGTCATTTGCCGGATGAGATAAGAGAATTGATTGGAGTTGAATATGCAAACCGCTAGTCAAATCGTGGCTTCGGTGGGGTATCGGGTGGGAGATACTTCAGCCGCCTTTGCCGCACAGATTTTGAAGTATGTCAATTATCGCTATAAAGAGATTTGGGAAAGATTTAATTGGGGAACGATAAAGATTGACTATACTTTCCAAACTGTACCGGGGACGCAGGACTATAAACTCGAAGCAGGGTTCTGGAAGCCACTCTACTGTTACGATAGCACGAATATGAGGGACATCTATGAAGTGTCCTTGCAAGACTTGGAGAGGGTAAACGCTGTCAATTTGTCCGACCAAGGACAACCCATTAAGTATGCTCTTTACGAAAAGATGAACGCTAGTACGCCTACGCCTACGGGCGAGATTGAGAGATGGGTTAGACTTTATCCAACCCCTTCTTCAATATTCACGCTTGCCATGCCGTATCAGGTTGAACCGTTGGATATGGCATTAACGGACAAGCCGATTTTGGAATGTGATTATGAGGTTGAAATCGGGGCTACCGCCGAGGCATGGAGAACCAAGAGGCAGTTTGCGAAGGCGGCGGATTTTGACCAGCAGTATGAGGCACATATACAGCACATGATCTGGCGGCGCGAAAATTCTCCGGGTCGGATTGTTCAGTTCGCACCGAAAACTTATGATAAGGAGCAACTGTACTGATGCCTAGAAGAATGTCAGCCACAGACGACACACCATTATTCGTCCTCAAGCGCGATGCTTCTGGGGGCATGAACACACGATTACGTCCAGAGGTTATTGGGGATAACCAGTCGGTTTTATTGAAGAACGTCATGCTTGAAACCCAAGGGCAGACTTCGATACGGTTGGGGATGAGGCAGGTGGATGACAGGTTCCCGTATGCGAGTGATGTTATTTTTAACCAGGATGGCGTACAGGTTACGAATGAGGACGGCACGGTGATTACGACTGATAATGTTTATATTACAAATCAGGACGGAGCGATTGTTACGAATTTAGAAGGTACTAATATAACAGAGGAGGAATAAGATGAGATGGTTTTATGTTTTAGTAGTGATGTTGTCTATCCCGTCGGTGGTCATGGGCGCGACATTGACGGCGGGGAGAGTTCCGGTGGCAAAGAGCGCATCGGTAATTAAAGACGGGATTATCTATGACAATGGAACGAATATTGGGATAGGGACGGGTGTCCCCACTCAAAAGGTTGATGTTGTCGGAACCGTCAAGGCAACATCGTTCTTAGGAGATGGAGCGGGTATTACCGGATTGACAAACATTGCCACATCGAGCATTAACTGGACTGATCTAAAGGATGCGACCACTGGAGTCAACTGGTCAGACGTTACGGGGCTTTAATGATACCGATATACATGACCACATATGAGCGAACGGGCTACTTCAAGAGGTCGTTGGCCTCTTTATTAGCGTCTGATATTTTAAAAGGTGAGTTGCAGATATTTGATGATGGGAGTGTCGGACAAGATAAACTTGATGCGCTTAAAGATTGTGGTCATCCCATTATCTACGGGGAACGTTTAAAGACACGGGAAATGTTTAAGAAAATATTGAATCACTTCTTTGCGACATCCGACGCTGACTGTTTTGTTCTTGTCCAAGACGACCTTGAATACAACAGGGAGTGGCTCAATAAATTGATTGAGATAAAGGCTAAGGTTCCCAATTTGGGAATTTTGACAGCCTATGACGTGGTTAAGAACGTCGATAAAACAAAAGATTGGGCTTACCGGAATGTCACGGTTGATGTCATGGTTAAAGGTGTCGGTGGAAAAATACGAGGACAGAATTGGTTAGTGACGAGGCCGTGCGCTGAGGGGATGGCGTCGTTTGACGTTTCTGAAATCGTGGCGAGGACGGATAGGCGGGTTATTGATGCCGAAAAGCACAGAGGTTGCTTGTATGACAGAATATATACGGAGGTTTGTTTACGGTTAGGGTTCAACATTGCGACAACTGTTCCGTCGTATATAACCCATTTTGGGGCGGAAACGTCGATAGGAAAATAATGGCTACATATCACATTACAACTCCAGCTGAACTTCAGGCCATGAACGATGACCTGACGGGGGACTACATCCTCGACAATGACATTGACTTGACTGGGGTAGA